AGTAAACTGTGGGGTAGCAGAACCAAACCGAGTAGTAATACCTACTGGTCTAAACCGAGCCTCTTCTGCAGCAATTCTAGCAGCTTCAACCTGTCCTGCTGCTTGCTGATTCATAGCTGCAGCTTGCTTACTAGCTGCTCTACTTCCTAGCAAACCGCCTAGTAAAGTTGCTCCACCTGATATTGCTGCTGCTGTTGCTAATGGTCCGAATGGCATTTTTCTATCCTTTTAATTACGCTGTTCTGCGCCACATATGAACTGTTACATAAGGCTGTAAGTTTTTACCTGTGCCTGACACACCTTCATTATTAATCGTGATACCTGTTGTACTTGTACTTGTTGTTCTGGTTGTATACAAGTAGTTAAGAGGTATAGCATTACCTGAAGCAATAGTAGATGTATTACTTGTTGTTACTGTGTGGTTGTGACCAGGGTCAGTAATTCCGTGATTGTGTTCAACAACTACTGCATCTTTACTACCGCCTGTTCCTCCTGCTGTACCAAAGTCACTGTCACCTGATTGGTAAGCCGCTAATACTTTACCTTGAATAGCTGACCATGTACCAAACCCAAGCACTGTAGCAGGATCAGTAGATACACTATAGCTTGTGTAAATAGAACCAACAGGAAACACAGCCTGAAGAACTAATGTCTTGACAGATTGAACAAACGCTGTTGTAGCAATCTTTGTAGAACTATCTGTGTTATCTGCTACTGTAGTTGCAATAGTTCCAGAAGGTAGCGTTGGAGTACCTGTAAATGTAGGACTGTTGATGTCTGCTTTAGATGCTACTGCACTTGCAATAGCTGTGTACTCTGCATCTATCTCTGATCCCTTAATGACTTTACCTGGATCACCTGTTGACAATCCATCTTTTAGTGTAAAGTTTGTAGCTTTAGTATAATCTGACATATCAAACTACCTTACCTGATTTAATATAAACATCTATCTTTTGAATGGACAAAGGGTTTTGGTTTATGTCTGCTTCAAACCCTAACTGCAAGATTGAACCTGAACCGCCTAAGTTTGCTTTTACTTCTTCTAGCTTTAAACCTGATGTATACTCTGCAATGTTGTACTCTGCAATGTTATACTCAGATACTGTAGCTCCTGATGCAAGTGTTTTAGTTATTGATCTAAACGAATCAACGTAATCAAAACCATACTTTAACGCTACGTCTTGACCCACACCACCAATGACAACAAACGTACCTTTCTTTAAAAACTTTAATGACGTAGGATTACCTAAATCAAAATAGTTTGTGTAATACCTAAGTCTATATATTTCTGTGTTGTCTAAGAATCCAAAGTATTTACCAATGTATCCTTCTTTACCTATCAATAAATCACCAGCAAACGTTATATGTAGTGATTTAGGTTTTAGACTATCCCAGATAGTAGCTCTGGCTGCACCGTTTTGTAACCTACCTCGTAAATCAAAACAGTACACATAGTTAGATGAAGGTAACGTTAATAAATAAAAAGCATCTCGTGGATAGTAAGCAGCTTTAATCTTTTCTTTGTTTGCTTCTGATGCAACAAAACCAACTAAGTCATCTCTTACGTTAAAAGATATATCGTTAATAGGTGCTGACTTTTCTTGGACAACACGAGCAATACTTCTTACTCCAGTGTCAGACAAGAACATTACATCTGTACCAGTATTAACGATACTATCTCTTGCAATACAGCCTACGTTAGCAATCAAGTCAACCAACTCTAATCGTGTAACATCAATAGGGTTAGCGTAAACTGCAATGTTTCTCTTACCAAAGATAATCAAGAAACCGTTGTGTGCTGCTAGTCCTACTACTTCGTCACCGTTAGGAAATACGTCTACCAAAGATAGATAACCTGAATCACCAGTAGACAGGTTTGATCCATCGAGTAAGGCACTGAAGTACACAGTTTGTGTGTCCCCAGCAATATCTGCCCACCAAGTACGTCCATAAGCTCCTAATACAAAGTTAGGTTGAAATTGTGTTTCGTTTCCATCATAAGGTGTAGGTACAGAACCAACAGCATTAGTGCCATCATCAAGAACCTGAAAGCCATAAGCACCTGTATGAGCGTGACCAGAACCTAACTTATGAAACACTAAAGGTGCGTGACCTCCCTGTGCTAAATAAGCATGAGGACTAATATCTGGTCCTTCACCATACACAATGCTAGATGCTGACCAATCGTTACCTGATATTGTGTAACTGATTGTAGACGTTCCTGCGTTGTCATACACTGACTCAGTTGTTATCGTGCCACTAGCAAAACTAAATAACTTATTGTTACCGCCAGCTAGTACAGTAGCTGTTTCTGGTAGCTCAAACAAAAACTCAATATCGTTTGTATCTAGATCAGTGTTTAACGAACTGTTTTGTTTCTGCCAACCACGTCTAGCACCAATACGTCCAAACTTATCAATCACACAGTTAAATGCTTCTAATGCGTAACCTGATGACAAGTCAACGCTACTTTCCTGCGTATTAATACCAAGAAAACCTGGTGCTGAAATAGTAGATGTTTGTAACGGTTTAGCCATTACGCAACATGCCAAACGTATTCATCACGATACCTACCGTTTTCAATAGCTATATGATCTGCCAATGAAATATCTGCTAATGCAGTAGCTTCTTGTGCAGACAATCCACCGTCCTCACCACGCTCTGCTACAGCCATAGCATAAGCATATTTAATAACAGGTTCTGCTGGTACTTTTAATGCGTCACTGTTAGCTGACAAAGCTGCTTGAGGTTTGTAGATGTTAAAGAAAATATCATACGCACCGTCAGGTATTGGATACAAATCAACCTGTGTGTCACCATTAGTATCTACACCGTTAAAGTTGTAGTACATTGGCGATCCTTTTTGTGGTGACTGATTAAGAAACCAGTTGTTCATTTTGCTAAAAGGAACGTAGTCAAGAAACAAATCATCTGGACTATTGATAACATCAATAACTTTAAACCGTTGACCTGAACCTGTCATAACATAGTTAAATAAGTCATTAGCTGTAGTGACAGTCAATGTTTCAGACAGAGCGTTCCACTGATAAGAATCTTCAACTAATCGTTTAGCATCATTAACGTACTTACTAAGTAGCTTAGAGTATGGCGTGTCAGTAACAGCAGTTACCTCATCCTCTCTTAGCCTTACTAATACATCATTGACAAGTTCTAAGTAGTTCATTTCTTCTTAGTCTTTCTCATAGCTTTCTTTAAACACTTACCAGCAGCTTTACATTTCTTAGGGTAAGGACAAGTAGGACATGGTGTCATTGATTATCTCCTATGAGTGAAATTGAATAGCCTCAGCAGGTCTGAGTTCTACAGTTGCAATATATGTTACATCGTTAGTGCCTGTGTTCTGTACTCTTATTTCGTCATTCTCTTGTAAAGCAACATGAGCATCAGATAACAATACATATTCACCTACGCCCATGTTTTTACCACCAACAATAAAATACTCTGTGTTAGTGTGACTATCCCACCAGTACACTTTAGGAGTCTCGTTACCAACCAAACTAATAATGTACATCATGTTCCAAAGCCCAGTATTCTTAGCTGGTACTTTGTACAATAATGTTTTAGTTGCGTCCGTTCTTGTTGTAACTGCGCTTACGGTTCGAGCCATGTATTAATCTTTCTATTGATCCTACAAAACCATTCCATATTTCTTGTGGGCTTGGAAGCAACCAACCTAATACCAATAACAATAAATACCACATGGGTACATTAGTGTTATTCTGCACTAGACTTTCTACTCTTTCTGATGTTATACTGGTGTCAGTGTCTTTCTTGGTTTGATTGACATTGACATTTTCACCTTCTATCTTTGTGTTCTCTTGCTTGCCTACAAGTTGCTGTGTATTTTCTTTACCTACCTGAGCATTAGCATTAACGTTTGTTCCTGATTTACCAGGCATCAATGCCTTTAAAGCTCCTGTTGCACTACATCCTTGTATGGATATTATACCACAAAAAGCTATAAAAGTCAAGAACTTTCTATAATCTTTTAGCGATAGCATCTACTAACCATCCTAACGATGCACCTAAAATTAACAGTAAAGCACCAGCACCTTTCCACTTGGTGACAACAGCAGACATATCTTTAACATCCTGACGTAGCTCTGCCATCTGCATCTGTAGCTGTTCTACGTTAGCCTCAAGCCTACCTATCTGTTTGTTTAAATCATCCATTACTTAGCTTTCTTTTTCTTTTTAGGAAAGCCCTTTTTCATATTTGCATAGGCTTCGGGACTAACGGTACTCTTAGACTTAGGACGAGAAGTACCTGCTTTCTTGCGTGCATTAATGTTTGCGTATAATCCTTTTTTCATTACCATTTCACCTTATTTGCCCAGTAAGCTGCTGACATCTTGCCCTTAGCGATATTCTTAGCATGACGAGCCTTGAATGACTTTTGTCTAGCTGTTGGCTGTCTATCGCCTGTGACACCCTGTTGACCAAACCTAATAGTCTTAACCTTGTCTCCCTCTTTAGCTACAACAACGTGTGACTTAGTAGGGTGACTTGGTGTACGCTTAGGTTTATTAAATCCTGATACACCTGCTCTTGCTAGTCTACTGTCCTTCTTCACTCTTAGCCTCCAATAGTTTTACTCTAACGTGTAGGTCTGCTAGTCTCTCAATGATCTCTTCTTTTAGTTCCTGTCTTGCAAAAGCATTACCAGGACTAGGAATGATCTGTCCCTGTGGATCTACCAACATCATCATGTTAGCTTGAAGCAACTGGATGTCACCTCTTAACTCATTGACATTACTTATCACCCACCACATAGCAGCCAGCATAACTGGTATGATTCCTGCTAACAATGTGGCTAGGTCAAAGTTTTTCATCTAAATAACTGTTTCTTCTGATTCCTACTCTTCTTAGCAATCTGTGCTTTCTTCTTACGTTTACTCATCTTAGATCGCTTAGGGATCGGTCTAACGTGTTCCTTCTTTAACTTAGCCATCTGCTGGCTCCGGTGTATTGCCCTCAGCTAACCACTCTAAGTATTCTTGATAGTCTTTGTTTGCTTCGTCAAATGGAATAAACACATTATCTGTCATGCGTTTAACTGCATTTGAAGGATGTTCTGTTATATCGTTTGGTAATAATTTATACATTTATAACTCCGCATCTGCTGTAAAACCATAAATATAAGAATAAGCTGGCGTTGATGTAGTATCTGCTCTAATTACACTATGGTGATCTGATGAAAAGTTAACCAGTGGCATACCACTAGCAAAAGAACCATTAGTCGAAGCAGTTACTGTACAAGTTGGTGCAGTTCGCATAACAGAAGGAAATAAAATATTAGCTGCTCTGTAATGAGTGCCAGTATAATTATCTACCGAAAAACACCACAGATAAACACTTGCCTCAAGCGCAGGCTTATAATAATACCTATGACACAATGCCAACTCAGTAGTATAAGGTCTATGCTCAAACTCAGTAGCTGACTCACCTACCTCTAGCTGGACTCCTGTGATCTGCCATGTTGCATTGGTAGTAGCGATTACTCCATTCTGTGCGTGACCATAAGCCCATTTACCTGTGCTGTATGTTCCCCAAGATGTGTTATCAGTAGAGG